AAACAATGTAAAAATAAAACCTCCAACTCTCGTTTATGAGGGTTGGAGGTTTTTTGTTTGTTGTTAGCAGGATATATTTATTAATGAACGAAATTCTAAATAAATGAGAGATGTTATCATACGGAGGTGTAGTATGGGATGTCCAATAAGAATAATATTTTCGCCTAATGAGGTAAGAGAGGTGTTGAAGTACTTAAACGATGGCAAGAAAGTAGATGGTGTAACAGCTAATTCTGCTGTAAAAGCATATATTGATTTGAAACTTCCAGACATTGAACAATTGGATTGGGATAGCAATTGGATAAGCATAAATATGTTAAAGTTGCTTGAGATGATTTATTGGTCGGGACCAAGCATGAAAACAGTTAAACAACAATTAGACACCTTTAAAGGGAATCCCTGGTTTAAAGATATTTTTGACGATGAATATAAAAAAGTAGTAAAGGTTATCGACGACAATCAAGACAAGGCGTTTAGGATTGGAAATAAGTTTTTGCCTGGCTTTGTATATCTTTTATATAAGTTTTGCGAATCTCAAGAAAATAGGGATTTTTTCAAAAGATATATGTCGATAGCATCAAAACGGTCAAAATACAAACTAACGCCAGAAGAAATTGAAAAAGTATTTTGGTATAGAGACATGATAATGAAGATAGTAGAAGGGAATCTTTTGCAATACGCACAGGCTGATATGAAGATAACCCAAAAAGTTGAACTCTGTTATCAATACATACAAAATCATGGGAATAGAATCAAAAAGTTGGCAGAGGCAGAAGCAAAAGCAGAAGTTGAAAGATTAATATATGATAGCAAAGAATTACAAGAGTGCCAAAAGCGTGCCATAGAAAGGTTAAATGCAGTTGGGGCAAAGATAAATGATTTTTTCTTGTTTCATAGCCTTTTAAAAGATGAACAAGACCCAATTAGCCGAGAACTAAATAATGAGTCGATGGAGAATTTGCAACGAGTAGCAACATTATTTTGGGAAATTGAAGAAATAATTGATGATACTATAAGAGTCTAAAAAACGAGCGATAGATTTTTAGCATCATGCGATATGAAAGTATGTTTGTTAAAAAATCTTCGCTCTTTTTTTGTGTTTTTCTTTTAATATCAATTTAGTGGGAATGGTGGTTTAATATACCCAGAGCAGCGATGAAGCTAGTCAGCGATCGGGATGAGTTGATTCGCAAGCTCAGTAATTTTGGTAGTTAAAAAGTGAAACAACGGCGCTAGCCACTGTTTTGCTTGCTAGCGCCAGCGGTAACACCTCCTCGTTGAGCAGCCTTTTGTAGTGGTTGCAGCGCCAACGAGGAGAGCACAACATTGAAGTCCACAGGGCAAAAGTTGTGCTTAATTGTGCGAACCGCAAAACAATAACCTGCGCTTCGAGGGTGGCGATCTTCAAGTGAACGGGCACACGCTCAGCGTAGTCGCAAGTTTGCTGCGAAGAATGCCTCCTAAGAAAGCAAGGGAACTCCCTGTGCAAACAGTTAAAAATCCACTTGCACCTTGACAATTAGAAAAGCGAAGACAACCGATGCTTGGAAGCTATAGTGGGCTGTAATGCCAACATCAATGGCTTTTGAGCAGGAAGTAAGTTTCCTTACTATTGTCAGGTGTTGAAGACACATTAATAGGAGGAATTTATTATGAACAAATTAAACAAAGAAATCGAAGCAGAAAAATTATTCGCAGAAGCAGAAGTAACTCTGGCTGTAATTCAAAACTTAACTGAAAAACTCAACGGCTTTATTGCTAAAGCTCAGGCTCTTAGCGAGCAAATTCCTACTGACGAAGTTGATACCGACGAAGTTGATACCGACGAAGTTGATACCGACGAAGTTGATACTGACGACGAAGTACCGAGTGTGTGTCATGGAGTATTTCATGACAAGGTCTTCACTGATTTTTGGTGGGGCTGCCAAAAGGAATACGATAGAAAAAATTTTGCTGGTTTTGTAAATTATGATATGCCAAATCGTTTGAGCATTCATAAACGCTATGGTATGTCTATTGGTCCTGTTGTGTTCTTGGGAGATAGAATTCAGATGCTTGTCCTGCTTTTCGAAAAAGAAGATTGGGATAACAACTGCAATGACTACCCTGCTGGTTTGCTTATCGAAGATTACAAAGTTGGTTCTGCTGAATTCGATGAAATGGTCACAAGCGTATTCGCTCCTTGGCATGAATCCATAATTTCAGTCGAGGTTGATCGAATTAACGATGCTTTTGGCACTATCGGTTTAAAAAGGGTTGGTGGAAAGTTCAAACTGGATTGGCGTTCATTTGACGCCGAACAAACTCCGCAAAGCCAAGCTTTTGAATTTAGCTGGAGCGTAGCAGATAGAATTAAAAGTTAACTGCATAATTGTGTAGACTACGGCTGTTGCGAGGTAGGTCATGAGACCTATCTCGCATTAAAGCCACTAAATTTCTAAATTAGTAGGAGGAGAAATATGAAAAAAGTAGATTCTGTTATTGCAAATGTTCCTGCCGATGCTAAATTGTTCATCGGCTGCAACATCGGCGAATATTGCATTAGTTACGAAAGTGAAAAAGAGGGCTTCATTAATATCCCTCTTTATGACGACCGTTTTGTAGGTTGGATGGAAGAAAAGAACCCGCAACTTGTTGCACAAAATCCTGAACTTGTAAGATGCGCATTGCATAAGTTGGCAGATGTTGCTGGTTATGAGGGTATGGGAAAAGACGTTATGTCTCGTATTGCTCAAGAAGGTGACAAGATTTTCTACAACTTTATGGATGGCAACGTTTTGGTTGTCGAACCTGGTCGTACTAGTCTGGTTGAAGCAGGTAGCTTAAGAAATGAGCTTTTTGCTTTTGTTAATGACCGATTAATGGATGTCCAAGATTTACCAAAGCAAGGTAATAAAGTAGATTTGCCTGAAAAAATTGGCTATTTGTTAGGCTTAGACCGACTTGATAGCATTTTAATGACGATTGTTTTGGTAGCGATGTTCGTTCCAAAAATCTTTAAACCGGTTTTGCATATAAGCTGCAAGGACAATGATTCCAAAGCAGTATGCAACTACGTGCTTCAGGCTCTCGTTGATCCAATCAAAGAAGAAGAGTTCTGTTATTCTCATGATAGAAGCGAAGAATGGGCTTTTGCCAAACGTTACTTGCACGTTGCTAATACATTCAAAGATGTTAAAGATGTATTCGACATGAATGTAGAAAACTTGACACCTTGTGGTTCTGATATGGGCAGCTTGCGCAATTGCTTCGTGGTGAATGATATAGGCTTGGATTCAGTAACTGCTAAGCTAGCTTCAATTGTTGTTACCATCAAATCTAAACTGATTGGCAACTACGAACCATTGGATGAAGCTAAAAAAGTTGTAGAAAAAGAACGACCAGATATCTTGAATGCAATCTTTGAGGTTCTAAGCAAGGCGATGGTGGTAAAAGAAACAATAGCGGTAGAGGACTTTGGTGACCTTACTGAATTCGTCCAATGGGGACGAGCAATTGCGGCTGTCATCTTTGGTAAAGCTGAAGCTTTCGACAAAGTATTTGCATTGCGCAAGCCTTTGGCGGATGAATTGATTCCGGTTATGCTTTTCATGGATTTCTATGACCATAAGGTGGAGAGCGCGGAATTAGACGAAATCTTTGATATAGCTGATAGTCTTGAATTAAAAGCCCTATATAGCATTGCGTAATTAAAAAGCAGGGCGGAGTAATCCTCCGCCTTGCATATTATATAGAAAGGAGGTGCTCATATGGGTAAAAAAATGAGTAAAGCTGAAGAAATTCAAGCAGAAGTTTTCGAAACCGTAAAAGAAATTGTTGATAATAGTGAGCTATTCGTTGGCTCCAATAATGGTGTTGAATATATCACTTGGATGGATTACAACGGAAATGTTTGCACTGACTCTATCAAGAGTGAACTTTTTAAACACAAGATGCTGATGGAATGTGCTGCTATTGAGGACAGACTGTACGAAAGCAAGTTCATAAAGAAAATCATTGATTACATTCTTGCTCATGCGGTAACAAGTAACAACAAGAAGCCAATCTACAGTAGAATTGCTAGGTTTGGCAATGAAATTATCTACAATCTTAATAATGCAAATCGTGATTATGTTGTAGTGTCTGCCAATAGTGTTTTTCTTGATAGTGAGTGTGACGTTGCCGAAAAGGGTTGTGCATTCATCAGTAATAACCTGATGGGTACGCAGGTGGTTCCAAAGGTAAAAAAGAACCAAAATTTGTACGAACTGCTCGCTCCGTTCCTTAATATGGACGAAGATTCTAAGAAATTGCTAACAGTATGTCTGGTTGCATGGCTTATACACGATATACCAAAGGCTGTTATCCTTTTGCAAGGTGAGCAGGGTTCTGGCAAGACCTTCTTGAGTCAGTTGATTCAAAAGATTGTAGACCCTGTTAACCATGATGTATTACATATACCAGAAACAAAAGAAGACCTTGCAGTTGCTCTTTCCACGCACTATTTGTTAACTGTTGATAATATCAGCGACCTACCTAAAGGCGTTAGTGATTTGCTCTGTCAAGCTTCTACTGGTGGCAGTATGCTCAAACGCACCAAGTATTCAAACTTTGATGCTAGCGTTGTGAGCTTCAAGAATTGCGTAATACTTAACGGTATTACCATTGAAAATGCAAAGCTGGATCTTCGTGACCGAATCGTTGGATTTGAGCTACCTACGCTGAACAAGAAATATGTTTCAGCAACAGCTCTTGAAGAAGACTTTGACCAAATGCTTCCCTATATCTTGGGACAGGTGTTTTATGTATTGGGTAAAGCGATGGCAATCTACGATACCTTAGAGTATGTGGAATCGCCTCGACTGATTGACTTCTTCACCTGGGGGAGAGCTATTGCAATAGCAATCTTTGGTACTGACGAAGAATTCATAGACATTTTTATGCGTAACAAGGGCTTTGTCTTTGAAGAACTTGTTCAGTCCGATCCGCTCGGAAGTGCACTTAAAATATACTTGGATTCCTTGAAGAAGTTTCCGTGGAAGATTAATTCTACGGAACTCTTTAATAGGTTGGGTACTATAGCTAGGGAAAACAAAATAAACACGAATAGCGAGCGATGGGTAACTGGTGCCCAAGAACTCAGTAGTAAACTGAAAAACTTAATGCCTGCATTTCGTGGTATGGGTTATTCAATAGTTGTAGATTCTGGCAACAAGAGCAATGGTGTTCGTTACATTAGAATTGGTAAGACCGATGCAGATATTGACGAAGAAGTTGCGTGATTTTTGCGGGGGGCTGTTTTCAGCCTCCTGCACACTGTACTAAATTAGTTTATAAATACATATCATAAAAAAGTAGCCTTGTATTGTGGCAACGATTAATTTTCAAAGAGAGGTGAACAGGATGGATAATAAAGAAAATCAAAACGAAGTTGTAGACCTACTGGCAAACATCATCATCAACTACTTAAACGAACAGCGTGATGCTGAAGATGCCATTATGGATTCTGACGAAGCAGCTTGAGTGTCATGGATAAATCAAAATATGTTGCAATCTATGTGCGTGTTAGTAGTAGCAGGCAGGTAGAGGATGGATATAGTCTCGAAGCGCAGGAAAAAGTGCTTCGGGACTATGTCTCAAAGCAAGGCAAGAAAGTTTTTAAGGTATATTCAGATGCAGGGATTTCTGGTGCTACGACCGATAGACCAGGACTACAGGATTTGTTAAGTGATGCCAAGCAAGGGTTGTTTGGTTGTGTAGGGGTCTGGAGGATAAGCCGGATAAGCAGGAACCTATCACACCTGCTTGTCATACTTGAAGAACTTAATAAGGCAGACGTGAATTTCTTTAGCATTATGGAGAAGTTTAACATTGATACTCCCATTGGTAAGTTTATTGTCCAGATGCTTGGTAGCATTGCTCAACTTCAGAGGGAGAGCATCATTGAAAACGCTATGATGGGAAATATAAAGAAGGCAAAATCTGGTAAGGTAGTAGGAGGAAGAATGCTTGGCTATGAATATGTACTAGACACTGATGGTACTAATAAGCTTGTAATAGTGACTGAAGAAGCAGAAGCCATAAGGAAGATATACGAGCTATACCTTCAAGGATATGGGTTAAAGTCAATAGCGAGTAGGATGAATACTGCCGGATTTCGTGGAAAGAATGGCAAGGAGTTCGCTCTTTCAACGATTAGAGATATTTTAACCAACAGGGTATATACTGGAATGGTTAAATACTGCGGTGAATACTACGAAGGAATTCATGAACCAATCATAAGCCGAGAAGTATGGGACAAAGTGCAGGAGCTGTTGGCTTCTAAAAAGCACTGCCAAAGAACTATTGATTACCGATATCTGTTGCCTGGGCTGATTAAGTGTCCTGATTGCGGTAGTGGTATGATACCTGCCCACGTATTCCATAAAAATAAGAATGGTAGTGAAAGGCGCTACTATTACTATAGTTGTGGTAAGTATGGTAATAAGGGTACTGGTAGTTGTAAGCCAAACGTGGTAAATGCTAAAGATGCTGACGAGGCAGTAATGAAGTTCGTTTGCAAGTATCTTCATAAGGCTACTTGGCAGGATAAGGTCATCAAGTCAATACATGATAGGTTTTCTGATAACAAAGTGCTAAAAGAAGATGTGGATAAGCTTAGATGTAAACTGACAAAGCTTAATGCTAAGCGAAGTAAGCTGCTATCTGATTTTGAAGAAGGTAAGATAAGAACAGAACATTTGCTAGCTGAAGATTCCGCTGTCCAAGACAAAATAGACGAGCTTGTGGTAGAGCTGAATATCAAGCAGAGCTATGAAAGAAAAGATGAGTATAGCGAAAGCGAAATCAGGAGTGCGTTTAAACTGTTGCCAAAGTTGTTACAAGAAGCTGCTGACGAAGAAAAAATAAAGCTGCTTCGTGGTGTAATCAAGGCAGTGTATGTAGACGATGATAGGAAGGTAAAGAGCCTAGAGGTATACATACCAAATGCGAAACAAGATTGGAGGCTACAAACGATAATGGTTGATTTAAAAGAAAGTGGGTGAATATATGGAACCAATAAAACCAAAACGAGTTGCGTTATACGCAAGGGTGTCTACGGAAGAACAAGCTGACAGAGGCTATTCCATTGAAGGGCAAAAAGAAAAAATTCATCAATACTGTGAGTTGTACGACTACAAAGTTGTTGATGAATATGTTGATGCTGGTATCAGTGGCAAAGACATAATCAAACGACCACAAGTTCAAAGGCTATTGGCTGATGCTGAAAAGGGTAAGTTTGATGAAGTGGCGGTATGGAAGATAAACCGTATTTCCCGTAACACCAAGGACTTCCTTGAAATATTTGAGCGACTGGAAAAATACAATGTTTCCATGCGCTCGCTTACTGAGAACTTTGATACTTCTACTCCTATGGGCAAGTTTGCGGTACAGATGTTAGCAGCGGTCGGCGAGTTGGAGAGAAATACCATCGTTGAAAATGTAAGCTTAGGTCTGAACCAACGAGCAATGCTTGGTCTACATAGTGGTAGTAGAGCGTTGGGGTACGGAGTAGTACCTAGCGCAACTAGACCTAATAAAAATGATTTGGTTATTATCGAGAAGGAAGCAGTAATCATAAGAAAAATATTTGAACTGTTCTGTAATGGTAAAGGCTTTAAGGCTATAGCCAATCAGCTGAACAAGGAAGGGTATAAAACTGTTAAGGGAAATGCTTTTGGCTTGTCCAGCATCAGGGAAATCATTGATAACCCACTATACAAGGGTTATGTAAGATATGGTAAATATCGCCAGTGGAGCGAAAAACGCAGAAGGGGTAAATCATTGAATCCCATACTGGTCAAAGGTGTTCATGAGCCTATAGTCAGTGAAGAAATCTGGGACAGGGCTGAAAGAATTAGGGCACAAAGAGCCTATAATAATGGCAAGGTGCATGATAGTAAAAATATCTTGAGCAGTCTTTTGAAGTGCCCAGTGTGCGGTGCGCCTATGGTGATAGGAAGGTCTACTACAAAACTGAAGAATGGTGAGAAACGGGTATATAGATACTATTGTTGTTCTAACTTCAAGAACAAAGGTAGTAGCGTTTGCCATTCAAACTCGGTTGGCGCTGATGAAGCAGAACAGTATGTGTTAGATAAAGTAGCAGAATTCTTGAATAATCCTGAGCTTATAAAGGATATACTGGCTAAGGTTAATACTAAGTCGGAGGAAGCCGTTTTAGGTACTAAGCGTGAGATTATGGGCATAGAAGCCAAAATCGCTGAAATAGAAGAACGAAAGAAAAGATTATTAGATTTATACATTGACGGAAGATATGACAAAGCTAACCTTGATAAAAGGCTAGGTGAATTGAATGACGAGGCAATGAACTTGCTGAATCAGAAGAAAATACTGGATGGTAATAGCAGCATGTCCAGTAACGAAGTTGATTTTGAATATATTAAAGAACTACTCACAAATTTCAAGGCAATAATGGAATCTGCTCCACAGGAACAGACACAGTTGTTGTTAAGGCTATTAATAGATAAGATAACAGTGAAAAATAACAAGGTAGACAAGCTTTATATGAAGTTTGGCATAGAACTGCAGGACTACCTGAACAATAAATCCTCCCAAGTTAATGGGGGGATTTTTTTATTTAATGGAAAGGTCGACAAGAAAAAATGGTTGCTAAGGCTAGAAATTTGAGGGTAGACAATTTGTTAAAGGAGGTGTTGAGTGCTAGTTGTTTAAATACTGTTAACATAATTGAACTGCTGGCATTATGCTTAAAACTATCATCTTGGTTAATGCTCAAAGGGTATTGTTTTAGATGGTTTCGTGCTTTTGTCCTTCATAGCCTGCTCCAAAAGGGCAGGTAGGAGCATAGAAAAAGGTGGGAGGTTTGTGTGTTCCTCTATTTTGGAACTCTTTTAAACGATACTTGACATAGCCGTACGGCTTAATTTATAATTTTAATAACAAATTTAGCCGTACGAACAAAATATAATAAATAAGGAAAAATTAAGCCGAGCGAACAAAATTTGGAGGTGCGTATGAGAATTACTGATGCTAAAAGCTTAGGAGAAGCTATTCGTGAAAGACGCAAAGAACTGAAATATACTCAGGCATATTTATCAGAGGTGACAGGGTTGAGTACAAGCTTTATTTCTGACCTAGAGCGTGGAAAGCCTACGGTTGAAATTGAAAAGACATTATTTCTTGTGAATCTGTTGGGACTAAACCTTATCGTTGAAAAGAGGGGATAATTACCTATGAGAAAACTGACAGTGGAAATTGAAATTAATGGTAAAGGCGTATATGTTGGTGATATCGTTGGTAATGACCATACGGATGCTGTTTTTTCCTATACTGATGAATATCTTGATTCTGCTGATAGTAGAGCTGTTTCTATCAGTCTGCCCTTGGAAAAACGCAGTTTTAGTGTTGAACAAACCAAGAATTTTTTTGAAGGGCTTTTGCCAGAAGGCTTCATGAGGCGTAGTGTTGCAGAATGGTTGCGTACTGATGAAAATGACTATATTACTATTCTTGCAGGATTAGGTAATGAATGCTTAGGCGCAATCAAAATAAGTGATAATGATGTTCCTAAAGTTGAGCAGTCTTATATTAAGCTTACTGATGAAGAAGTAAGAAATTTGGCAAGAGAGGGTGCTACCGAATCAGTACAACTGGTTACAAAAGCACATTTATCTTTAACTGGTGCTTCTGGTAAAGTTGGGCTGTATTTCGATGAAGATAATGACGAATGGTACTTACCGATGGGGGAAGCACCGAGTACTCATATTGTTAAGCAAAGTCATATAAGGCTGAAGAAAATAGTGGCTAATGAGCAGTTATGCTTATTAACCGCAAAAAATTTGGGAATAGAGGTGCCTGAAAGCTTCGTTGTAAATTTAGGTAGTTCTAATGACGAAGATGTTCTCTTTGCAACCAAAAGATATGATAGAAAAATAGCAGAAGGAAATCGCTATATAAATGGACTAATGGTTCCATATAGACTTCATCAAGAGGATTTTGCACAGGCTTTGGGAATACCTGCTAGTCGCAAATATGAAAAGGATGAAGCTGGTTACCTGAAAAAACTTTTTGAAGTAATTGGTAAATATTCAGCTAATCCAATCGAGGATCGTATTAAGATATGGGATATCTGCGTGTTTAATTACCTTGTTGGAAACACCGACAACCATATTAAAAATTTCTCTTTGGTATATAGTGAGGATTTGAAGAATGTAAGGCTCGCTCCTGCTTACGACATAATAAGCACAATGATATATGAGAGTAGTGCTGAAGATATGGCTATGAGTATTGGTGGTGTGTATAACATCAATGAAATAGGCAGGGAGTCTTTTGAAAGACAGGCGAGAATTGTTGGTCTTGGTAATAACCTTGCAATGAAACGATTCGATGCATTGGTTCAAGGATTTGTAAGAGCTATGAATGCTGCTAGGTTTGAACTAGAAGAAAAAGGTTTTGACGGCTTAGAAGATATATGTCAAAGGATTTTAGCTTCTGGTGGTATTAGAAATTTTATGTAGCAATGTGTATGTGATATGGTTCCTTGCGTAAAAGTAAGTAACCATATTATTTTTGGTGTAAAATCGTATTTTCAACAATTTTAAAGACATATTATTACTGTGTAATAAATTATTACAATTTATTACCACGAACCAAGTGTTTTTTTGTAAACGCATTGGTTATAGAACCTTCTATCCAGGCTTGGATGGAAGGTTCTTTTTATTTTCTATTTTTCAAGGAGGTAGTTACTATGTGTAATTACGCTGTCAATTCCATTACTTTTAGTTCTCGCAATAGTAAGTTGCTTAGGGAACTGCATAAGAAAGTCCTTAACTGCTATGATGATGCCATTAAGGGCAAAAATCTCGTCAAGGATCTTCTCAAATCCCATGGTTACATTCTTCCATTGGGCGTTAATAACACTGACCATTTTAGCTTTTGTGACGAGTTCATCACCAGCAAGAGAGGGGTGCATTATTTTAGTTGCGAAACAACCACCGCCTGGAACGAAAATATGCTTCCCATCATTAATCTTTTGAAAGAAAAGTATCATAACGAAATCCATCTTAGCTTCTGTTCAGAAGATGGTGGCGATATCTTCATTGTTAAAGACGACACTGGAGTATTCTATCCTGACCGCTATAAAGTTGAATGGCGGGTTAATGGTGTTTCCAATTCTGAATACTTCAAGACATATAAAGCTTTATTTACTTATCTTAGAACTAGCTTCCCTAAAGCTTATTTTGGTTATTTCGATACCTTAGACGATATTGAGCGAAGCATTGACCAAATTTATGGTTCTTCCGACAAAGAATATTATTTCTACATTCATAGATTTAAGGAGTACCGCAACGAAATGGCTGATTTTATAGCTAACAAGGAGGTTGCTTAAAAATGGGAGCTACTCAATTTATTTGTCCTAGCAAGGAACGCATAGAAATATCTGAATGCCTTAATGCTTGTCCCAATGCAATGCGTTGTATGGGTAAGCCTACCCTTGAAGCAGTTGCTAACAGCGTTAAGGACAGAGGTTTGGGAAGTAAGTACTCCGTTACCGAACTTATATCAGGAACTAGGGAGGTATACCTAAAGAAAACCACTGACTATGCCATTGACCCGCAAGACCAAATCTTTGCTATGCATGGCACTGCAGTTCATTTCATATGCGAGAAGCATTCCTCTTCATTTGTCTTGACCGAAGTAAGACTCTCCAACGACACCTACACTGGTCAGATAGATGCCTATGGTGACCTATTAGGTAATGGTAAGAAGATACTGCTAGACTATAAGGTTACTTCTTCATTCAAAGCAGCTATGGCTCTTGGCTACTATAAGGTAGACGAACCTACTGGCGAAGTATATAAAACTGGTGCAAAGAAAGGTCAACCAAAGACTCGTAAAGTTTTCAAGACTGGTGGTGTTAAGCATATCCTTGAGTGGGCTATTCAAATCAATGCGTACAGGATGCTACTTGAGGAACATAACTTCAAGGTAGACGATATGCATATCCAGATGTATGTGCGTGACTATTCTTTAAGAATCGCAGCAGAACGAAATGTTGAGAAACCTATATATCTTATCAAAGTCAACAAAATAAGCGACATTTGGATCAAGCGATACTTTGCCATCAAGAAGCGTAGGCTTGAAGCAGCTATGGTTACTGGAGTATTACCAGCTTTCTGTAGTAAACGAGAATCCTGGAATGGAAGAAAGTGTCAGGACTACTGCAATGTGTTTGAAGCTTGCAAAGGAGCTTATGAAGATAGTACTAGTGGTGCAAATATTGAAGTAGATGAGGCAGCTTAGGAAGGAGAATACCAATATGAAATATGAGATGATGTTGATTGTTAAGCCTATGGAGCAACGAGTTGTTGGCGAAGTGCTTAGCAAAGTTAAGGAACTTGTAAACGAGGTTGGAAGCATTATTGAGGTTGATGAATGGGGCAGAAAATTCTTAGCTTATGAAATTAAGGGTGAGACAGAGGGGTATTATGTTTTATTAACCTTTGATAGTGATTTTAAGCTGGTTACTATACTTGACAGAAAGATGCATCAGATTGAAGAAGTGCTTCGCCATATGATTGTATGGAAGGGTGGAGAAATACTTCCTAATGAACCAAGATTAAAATAATAAGGCAGGGTTAGCATTATGACTAAGAAACAATTGATACAAGCATTGACTATTCTTGATGATGAATCGAAGGTCTATGCAGTATTCAATGGAAAATACTCCAGTAAGTACGATGCCTTTGTTACTGGTGTAGAGATTAAATTCAAGGGCGACTTTCCCGAAGCCATCATCATTCTGAACGAAGTAAGCGAGGAAGAGCTGCGTAAAGCTGCTTGAAGCAGCAATAGCTTTTGATATGAGAAAAGGACTACCTAAAACAGGTAGTCCTTAATTTTTTAATATTGATAGGTAGGTAAATGATATGAATAAAGAAATTCCATTATTAACGGCTTTTGATGTAGAGCTAAGGGTATCACAAATTCAAAAGACCAAGACTGGAACTTATGCAGTTCTATTAGTTTATAAGAATGCTAGGGTAGATATGAAAATACTTGATGAAGTCTTTGGATCCTTGAATTGGACTAGGGAACATTCAATGATTGATGGCAGGCTGTTCTGCACTGTTTCCGTTTGGGATGAAGAAAAAGGACAGTGGATATCAAAGCAGGATGTAGGTGTGCCTAGTAATTCAGAAGCTACCAAGGGTGAAGTTTCGGATGCATTTAAAAGAGCTTGCTTTAATTTTGGCATAGGAAGGGAACTCTATTCTGCTCCTGAGATTAGAGTGAAGCTGAACGATGATGAAATTGTAATTGGTAATAATGGTAAGCCTAAGACTTATGCTAAGTTCTTCGTTGCTCCGGACATGTGTTTTGATAAAGACAAGAATTGCTTCACTGCTTTCAATGTATTGGATAAATCCGGTAAGCAACGATTCAAGCTTGGAGAAAGCAGTAAGCAGTTTATCGTTAATAACGATAGTGGTAATGAAGTTTATGGCAAGCCCCCGTTTAAAGCTAATGATACTTATTCTGGGTTTAATGATTTTGGTAAGGATACTGTATGCCAGCAATGTCATACTACTATTAAGTCACAGAAGGTACTGGACTATGCAATGAGTAAGTATGGTGTACCCATTTGCTATGATTGTCAAAAACGAATGACTAACAAGGAGGCTGCATGATAGAGATTAAATGTTTTAAGGACATAGAAGCTATTAAAGCTAACGATAGTATTCCAGAAGAGCTTGTTGAAATGATTAACGAAGACCTAGTTATTATTAAGAAGTGGTCAGATGAAGATGACGAGGTAAGCATGAACGATTTCAATGCTGAGGATTTTGGATATGGTTATATTGTTATCTTGGAGGGGAATGAAACTGATGAGGATATCAAGGAGCTTGGGCTTAGTGATGGTTTGGCAGGAGTAGTACCTGAAGTTGCATATAGTTACTTTATCAAAGGAACCAAGTGGACAAGGATTGTCGTTGTCTATAACGACTCATATACAATGAGCTTTTGGCTAAGCAATAGTAATCAGTTCAATGATTATGAAGTTATGTGTAGTGGCTATAGTACCACTAGTGGCTACGAAAATAAAGAAAATGGTGAGCCGTTTTAAGGTTGGGTGAGGATAAAAAAGTTTCAGGCGAGAGAGGGTACTGTAGACCCTTTTGCCACTAATTTGAAAGTAAAATTTTTCTTTTACATGTGTTTTTGGACATATGTAAAAGAAGGTAGACACGATTAGTCTATCTTGCTGAGTATAATGGACTCAACTTAAAGAGAAACGGAGTTGATTTTGATGATGGCATGCGTTGGAAGTAGATTGTTTAAACGACTTTTGATTACTACAGTGCCTTGGCTAGTTTTAAAGATTTGGATGATTAGTGAAGAAAGGAAGGCTAAGAAAAAGAAGGTGTAAGGAATGAAGTTGAGTGTTAAGAGCATAACTTTGTTTTGCGTAGTAGCAACGATGGTCTTGAATGCTTTACCAGTAATGAGCGTTTACTCTACAGGGCGTGAAAGTTGTACCTTTATTGTAAGAGGTTTTAATCTTATTGAATTTAGTCCGTGGGGAGCTATTCCTATATCTGCGATATTGGTGGTCTTAGGTATTTTCCTTAGCTGCCAAAGTAAGGCATCAAAACATGCTGAGATATTGCTTTTACTGACCATAAATCTGGTTTGTTACGCAGAAAGTGTAAGGTGCGCAAGGATTTGGCTTGAAGGGATTGGTTCTGAACAGGTTACTTGTCACGCAGGGCTAATTTTACTACCTTTAGTTAGTTCAGCTCTAATGGTTCTTTTGATGAAATTTTGTGTAGGCTACCTTAGATGATGGACATATTGCGACTATGACGGTGGCTATAATGGTAGCCAAGAAAGGGGTTATATATATGAAGACAAATCGTTTAACTGAAAAGAAAAATGATATTGATATAGCTAAGGTTATTGCAAGTAGACATACAAGATGTCAAGAAACAGCAGAGATGCAACCTAACTGCAAGCTAGGCTTTGTTACCAAACTGTTAACTCTGCTTTCTGAAAATGATAATAGCGTAATTTGTCCCTATGGCATTGCTACAGTACTGGCTATGGTAGCAGAGGGGGCAAGCGAAGAAAGCTTACAGGAAATCCTTACAGCATTAGGTTATGAAAATCTGGAAGAACTACGCAAAGTGGTGCTTTCTGTTCAAGATGTACGTTGCTCTGCCTTTACTAGCGACAATAGTCTTGTAGTTAAGCAGGGAAAAGAAAAAATGGAACTGTTACCTTCTTTTAGACAGATTATGACAGAACGCTATAACTCCAGTATTACGGAACAGGCTTCTGATGGAGAGCCTTCAGTAGAATTGAGGAATGTTGCTGAATTTAAGGCGGAATGGCTATACCCAATGGTGCGTGATGCAAGCCAAGTAAAGAAATTCCGTAATGCGGATGGTAGCTATAGTCATCCTGCCTACCTTAGTGCTACTAAAGAGTTCCTTCGTTACTATGACGATGATTTTGGGTGCAGGGTAAACTC